ACACGCGCGCCTGACTGCCGCCGTCTCTACCGCTCAGAGTCGCCCGATGGGGGAGGGCTGGGCGCTCTCGCACAAGTCAGAGCCGGAGGTCATGGCCGCTCTCGTGGCGTCGCGTCTCTTGGACGAAGCGAAGCCGGAGAGCCGCCCACAAATTTATTTCGATACTGATTAAGAAAGGGGGGTCATGGGAGGTCTTTTCAAATGGCCTGTCACGGATATCAAATCCGCACAGTCCGATAACTCACACTTAGAACGGCTCACTATTGAGTCAGTCTATGGAACACCCGCAGATGACAGCCTAGTAATCAACAGGGCCACAGCACTAGGCATCCCCGCCGTAGCTAAGGCCCGCACCATTATGACTAGCTCGATTGCCCGTATGCCACTTATGGCGGTGAAGGCAGGGGAGCCGGTCCCTACTCAGCCCAGCTTGCTAAAGCAACTCACGAAGGGCACCACCAATTTTGACGTACTGACATGGATTATCGACGGGATGATTTTCTACGGTCGCGCGTGGCTCATCGTCACAGAGCGCGACGCACGCGGAACGCCGCTGTTCGTGCAGGTAGTCCCTGAGTCTGAGGCAGAGGTTAAGGACGGCACGCTATCGAAAGCGTTTGGCCGTTCCGTCTCCCGCTTCGACGTGATCAGGATTGACGCGCCTCACGAAGGCCTGTTGACCTATGGACGCTCAGCCCTCAGGACGTGCCTAGAGGTCGAGCGAGCCGCCGCAGAGGCCGGAGCTAACCCCGTCCCGGCAATCGTCCTGAAACAGCGCGAAGGAGCCGACCTGAGACAGGAAGAGGTGACCGCCCTACTGGCGTCATGGCGTACCGCACGTCGCAAGCGCTACGGCTCTACCGCCTACCTAACCAAGGGGATAGAGGCGGAGTCACTAGGGCAGTCAGCTGAAAACCTTCTCATTGAGGGACAGAATTGGTCCGTCCTACAGGTCGCCCGACTACTGGGACTACCGGGACACATCTTAGATGGTTCCGTACAGGGATCGGCCTTGAACTATATCAATCAAGCTTCCCGCAACAGAGAGCTATTAGATGCTCTCGTTCCATATTACTTGCCGATTGAGCAAACTCTATCGCTCTTCCTGGCATATGGAACAGATGTTGTATTTGATACCACGTCGCTACTACGTCAAGACACTAAAGGTCGCTACGAAGAATATGCAGTCGCAATTAACGCAGGATTTATGACACCGGATGAGGCGCGCGCATTAGAGCACATGTCGCCCATGCCGGAACCTAAACAACAAGTAGAGAGGACACCCGATGACCATTCAGGCACAGGGGCACCTACTGACGGCGAGTGAGGATGACCGCACCCTCACCTATCGCCTACTCCCGTTTGGTGAGCCGGGCCGTACGAACGTCGGCACCATCACCGTTCAGGCCGGAGCCGTGACCGTCCCTGAGGACGTGACCGCACTACGGATCAACTTAGAACACGAGTACCGCAAGCCTGTAGGGCGCTTCACGTCCGTCACTGAAACGGAGGACGGACTAGAGGCAACGATCAGGGTTGCCCGCACTCGTGATGGGGACGACGCCCTAACGCTAGCCGCTGAGGGACTACGTACCGGAATCTCTGTCGAGATTGATTCCCCGGTTATCAAGGCCGGACGACTTATCGCCGGAACACTCACCGGGGCAGGCTTAGTAGTCCGTCCCGCTTTCGAAAACGCACTACTTACCGCGTCCGATATGGGCGAGGATACAGATAAGGATTTAAACATGGAAAACGAAAACACTACCGTTGTCGAGCAGGCCGCACCGCTTCACGCAGGGGAGACCCGTGTAGACCTGGGCAAGGTCACTTTTGAGGCCGCTTCCTCCGGCGCATCCGTACAGGCCGCTCTAGCTGACCTGGTACCGGCTGACGATCCGGGCAAGGTCTACATCAAGGATCAGGAAGTAGGCGAGCTGTTCGAGGCCCGCAAGTCCGAGCGTAAGTTCGTGGAGGCCGTAGGCGTGAAGCCGCTGACCTCCCTGACCGTTGCAGGCAGGCGCAAGGACCGCACGTTCAAGGTTGCGGATTGGGCCGGTTCCAAGGCTGAGCTTCCTACCGGCAAGTTCACCACCTTGCAGGAAACTTGGAAGGCATCCGCTAAGGCTGTCGCCGTTGATATCGCTATGGAACTCATCGAGTTCGGTGATGAGTCCGTCATCTCCGACCTGTACGAACAGGCCGTGGATTCCTACGTTGAACAGACCGAGACCGAGCTAGTCGATTACGTCGCCGCTGAGGCCACTCCACTTACCGCGCCTGGCGATATCGTCACTACCGTGAACTCTGCCGCCGCCCAGCTCGGCGCAATTGGCGCACGTATGGATATCGTGGTTTGCGCTCCTGACGTTTACGCAGACCTCATGGGCATGAAGGTCAATGACGCTCCTTGGTGGCTGTCTGGTTCCTCTTCTATGAACATCGGCGGCCAGTCTGCGAACGTCGGCGGTATCACCATCACCACCTCTCAGGAGCTTGAGGCCGGTCAGGTGCTCGTTGCTGATAAGCGCGCCATCGACTACCGCGAGTCTAAGGATTTCCGCTACCGCGCCCTTGATGTTGCTCACGGTGGAGTTGATGTTTCCTTGATTAAGTTCAAGGCCGCTAAGGTCACCGATCCGGGTTCCGTTCTTCTATTCTCCGCTGTAGCTGAGCCGGTAGCCTGATGATTTTTACAGATGAGGTAGCCTCTTGGAGCGGCATTACCGTCATCGGTACACAAGAGCAAACTATTTTGCCGCTCATCGTAGACGCTGTGAACGTTTATGTTGAGTCTCTGCCACACATTGACAGGGACGAGGCCGGACAGTGGGCCGCGACTACACACCTAGGCGCAATCATGTTAGCCGCCCGCCTGTACCGCCGTAAGAACTCACCGGGCGGTATCGAGGCAGTGGGAGATAGCATGTCCTACATTGCCCGCTATGACTCTGATATCTCCCGTCTACTCAACACAGACTCATTCCGAAAGCCGGTCGTTGGGTAATGTACGGGGACGCATTACAGGAAATCGCGGACGCTTTGGTAGCGGCGGGGATTCCTGCCACTACTGAGGCCTCACAGCTACAGACGCCGGGCGTACTCGTGACTCCCGGACCCCTGAGCTTCAACCGTCAGGCGCACGACGTTCTAGAGGCAGTCATAGAGCTGTACCTCATCACCGGGAACAAGCCCGCGCCTCAGGCTCTCAACGATCTTTCCACGCTTCTAATGCAGGTGCGAGACCTGTACGCGGTAGGGGAGGCGGAGCCTTTGACGATGACATTGCAGGCCACGGGCCGTGATCCGGTCCCGTGCCTACGTACGGAACTCACTGTTCAGATTACTAAAGACTAAGGAAATATTATGGCTGTAAAGCATATCACCGTAGGTCCCGGCACTTTCACCGTTGGTGCAGAGTCCGACCTAACTAACCTCAGCTCTCAGGCTACCGCCGTGAAGCTGGTTCCATCCGTGGACGTAGACGACCCTATCCGCGTGCTCTCTGGCGAGACTATCCAGGGTGATCGCTCGGAGACCTGGACCATTGAGGGCACTCTCCTACAGGACCTAGGCGCTACAGAGTCCACCACTGAATATCTCTTCAACAACGCCGGTGAGGAAAAGCCATTCAGCTTCACCCCGGCTAACGCCGCTGGTAAGTCCATCACCGGAACTCTCGTGGTTGAGGCTATCGAGATGGGCGGCGACGTAGGCACTAAGGCAACTTCAGATTTCGAGTTCGCTATCGTCGGTCGTCCCGTTATTGGCTCGCTAACCGTCTGAGATGATTCTCAAAGTCGAGGGGGCGGCGCGTCTACGTAGAACATTCCGCAAAGCTGGCGGGGATATGAGGGAACTCAAAGAAGCGAACAGACGCGCCGCCCGCATCGTCCTCACCGCCGCCACCGCTACCGCACCAGTAGGCCCGGAGGAAGGCGGACACATCAAGACCACCGGACGTGTAGGCGCTACTAATAGCGTTGGCTCAGTCCGATTCGGTGGCAAAGCTAAGCCGTGCGGCCCGCCCGTTCACTACGGCTGGCATAAGGGCGGCATTCACTACGGCAACCCGTGGGTGACGGACGCCGCGCAAGCTACCGAGAGTACATGGATTCAAGTTTATTACAGGGACCTAGAAAGAGTCCTATCTAAAATCGAAGGAGACTAATTATGGCTAACGCCGCTATGGAACTAAAGATCGAACTTAACACCGGAGAGGCCTACGAAGTGAAGGCTACTTTCTCTGACCTAGTTAAGTACGACATTCTTAGATCACGTAACAACTTCCCGAAGCGCGACGATTCGGAGTTCTTGTTTATGGGCGTCGTGGCTTTCGCCGCGCTCACCCGTACAGGTCAGCTCAAGAACGTGAAGCTTCTTGACTTCCTGGATTCCCTAGAGGCTATCGAACCTGCCTCCGATATGGAAGAGGTAGACGCAGAGGAAACATTTCCAGAGTCTGAGTGAAGGGACGCAGTACGCAATAGCGCTCAGCTATAAAACTGGCATCCCATTTCAAACGTTCGTTGATATGCCCTCAGACATTTTTGAGGGCTATATCTACCTCCTAACTGAGGAGCTAAAAGAATCGGAGAGGTAATATGGCTAACAATACAGCCATTCTGAGCGTCAAGATTGTTTCTGACGCTAAGCGATTCCAAAAAGGTATGATGCAAGCGGAAGCTACGGTGAACCGCTTCAACACCGCCATTGGAAAAGCAACCAAAATTGCCGCTCTGGCTACATCTCTCACCGCGCTAGGTGGTGCCGCGCTTGCCGGTACTTCAAACCTGAGCGCACTTGCGGGCGGCATCATTGCTATTGGCGGTGCCGCCCTTGCTTTACCGGGAATCTTCGCCGGTATGGCTGTAGGTCTAGGAGTCATGGCGGCGGCGCTCAAGGACATGCCCGCTGTCCTAGGTGACCTCGCGCCGATGTTCGGCAACCTACAGCAGGCGATTAGCGCCCGTTTCTGGTCACAGGCCGCAGAACCAATCAGAGAGCTAGTACAGAGCACCTATCCCGCCCTCTTGCAGGGCACGCAGAGAGTAGCGGGAGAGCTAGGGCGTGTCTGAGAATAGATGCACGAGTCAGCTGAGACCCTGGGGACATGTCCCGGTTCCAGATGCTCTCCGACGCCCAATGGGAGTTGATCGC